CACGGTTGACCTTTTGCTCCTTGTCGTACTTGGCCTCGTCCATGAAGAGGTGGACCACAGACTTGCCTGCGAGGAGCGAGGGATTGTCCAGGGAACCGAGGAAGATGACGCAGCCGTTGGGGAACGATATCGCGTTGCGGTAGTCATCGACGATGACCGAGCAGCGACGGCGCCATGACTCGGGAGGGCGCTTGTACTTGATATAGTCGCGGCCCTCTGCCCAACCGAGGAGACCCCAGCCCTTCTGGACGGCCGGCATGATGTTGTCCTGAAGGTTGACGTAGGTGTTCGAGACGAAGGCGAAGGCTGCACCCGGCATGTCATAGACACAGCGGTAGGAACGTAGGGCCTGGATGACCGTTGACTTGGCCAGACCACGGCCACCTATGACGACCATGACCGTCGTGCCTATCCAGTCGGTGAGGACCTGCAGGATGTGGCAGTAGCGGACATCCGTCTCGGGCGTTTTAGCTGCCCTCTTGATCGCCGAAGTTCTTCTGGTCATATAGGAGTCGCTTCTTGAGGTCCATCTTCGCCACGCCTGCGTCTTCCTTCAGGTTTTCGCGGACAACCTGCGGAATGTTAGGCACAGAGTCGATGATCTCGATGATCTCGGCCTCGTCGGGTTCGGGCAGACCGAGGTCAGAGGCCTTCGTGGTGTAGATAACGGTCGATGGTGGCGGGAGTTCGTCGGCTGCTTCGGCATCAAGTTCGGCAGCCTTGTCGGCACCTCTGAGGTGTGCAGCCTTCTCCATGATGGAGACGGCCAGCTTGAGGTTGCCGATAGCGACAGCGGCCTCGGCCAGCTTGTCGAGCTTCTCGGCGTAGAGATTCGCCCACGCCTTGGGCGTGACGTTATCGACAGCGTAAAAGAAATTGATGGAGTCGTTGAAGATCTGACGGGCTGTCCAGTCGGTGACACCGTACTGGTTCTTGAGCAGCTTGATGATGCCGGCCTTGGTGATGGGTTTCCCTTCGGGTGTCATGTGCCGGAGATTCAGACCACGCACGATGTCCATGAGCTCGTAGTATCGCTGCTCCTCTGGTGAGAGCATCGAGATGGAGCCCGTGGTCAATACCTGATTGATGCGGGTCAGGTCTATCGATCGAAAATCTATCTTAGACACCGATTGTGAACTCATCGTCGTCGATTGCTTCTATGATGGCGTAATAGTGGTTGCGGTTGCAGATCTTCTGATAGGCTTCGATGGCGTCGGGGTCGCCACTTTCGGCAGCCTTGAGCACTACCCTATCGACGTGGCTCGACTCCTGTGCCGAACGAATGATCTCGTAGAGACGGGTGCCTGAGACCTTCGCCTCGAGGACGAAGGCGCGGGCGTCCTCGGGGTTGAGACCGAGCACCTGGGCGATGCGCTTGGGCGAATAACCCAGCGACACGAGGTCGTACACGGTGTCGGCCTGCAGTGGTGTGAGGGACTTGCCTATCTGGTCGGGCATGGTGGTAGGGATTTAAGCTGCTTCTTTATAACGTCGATGCGGGCGGTGAGCCGGCACAGCTGGAACCGTGCCTCTCCCCTATCGCATGGATGACGTGGAGGATGTGAGAGCAGTCGGTTGCGCTGCTCTGTGAGTCGTGTCAGTTCGAGTTCGAGCGACGCTCTATCTCGGCCTGTATCGCTTCTTTGCGGGCTGTCCATTTGGCGAGTCGGGCTTTGTTCTCCTCTACCTTGTCGGGGTTCCTCTGGATGGCGAGGCTGGCCTTCGAGACGTTGCTCATGGCGTTCTTCATAGCCTTGGCCAGCTCGAAGTCTGACATGGAGGAGATCTCGTCGGTCTTGCCCTGGGCTGCCACCTTGGGATGCTTGCCCAGTAGCTGGCCGTTGTCGCGGTAGTATTCGAGCTCGGCCATGATGGCGCGGTCTTCCAGGAAGTTGTCGAGGACGGTCTCGGTGAGTTCGGGTGCCATCTTGTCGGCGGGGACCTCGGTGAGCTGCTGATGAGCGTCGCGCATCTTGCCGTAAGCCGTGAACATATCGGCCACGAGCACCTTGAGGACGTCGGGACACTTCGGGTCGTTGAGGAACGGGAAACGCTTCCGGAAGTTGATCATCTTCTGGAGAGTGTCGGAGACGGGCTTGGCGGCGGGTTCTTGGGACGAAGGCGAAG